CGCCCTTGTCCAGTTGCAGGTCTGCCGGATTAACAATGATTTTAGGGTCCGCCATTTTGTTTTTCCTTTCCTGAATGACGGTTTGTGTTTGCGCCGCGATTGCGGCATCCGGTAACTGCGCGATGATGCTATGGACGACCTCGAATAGCGCCTCTTCGTTCGCCCCGACATTGACGATTGAAACCTCCAGCAGCTTGCACCGCAGGAAGGTTATGATTTCTGTCTCTTCATCGTATTCGTACTTCTCAACCGTGAAGCCAATGGAGAAGGCATTCAACACACCCTCATTAATCGAGCGTTTGAATAGCGGAGCGGCCTCGCGGAAGATTTTCACCTTACCCCAGAGGCCCTCGTCCTCCTTGACTTGCATGCTGAGGACCAGACCAACCGGCTCTTTGCGTTGATCATGGAAGGCTAAGACGCGCCCATTGAACAGGGACGTGCCGCCTTTCCATGCGAACGATGTAGCCTTGACGATCTGGTTGTACGAGTTCAGCTTTTCGGTCGTGAACCACCCTTCGATTATGATGTCATCGTCAATGGTTTCCCGGCTGAATACATCCTTAGAGGCCAAGCGGATCAATGATTCGCCAGTCTCTAAAGGTTCACCGGGCGACCATATCTTCATCCCTGTGCCTCCTTCTGTTGAGGGGTTAATCCCAAGCGGCGTCGTGTAGCCAAGTCATCAGCGTGTTTCACGGCCCAACGTGCCAGCATATGGGCGGTGTGCTTTGCGCGTTCGATAGCGAAGATGCCATTGACCCGAGACAGTAATTGCGAGACCGTCCAGCCATAGGTCATGGCATCACCCAAGAAGGTCTGGAGGAGCTTTTGCATTTCCTCGGCCAGACCCAATAGATCGTTATTTGCTATAGCTATGAGCGTACCAAGTTCAGCGTCGTCGGGGACATAGTGTTGCATGCTGTAGTTGATCCGATTCCTCGCTATGGCGACGACGGCCGGTAGCGCCTCATTCTGAAGATGGGCATACAAATCCAGACGCGAGAGTAGACGAGTAACCTCAGCCTCGGGATATACGAGTCGGCTCATTAGTGAACCGTCATGCGTATACTTGCGAATGGCGGCCCGTAGTGTGGCGCGCTCCTGAGAGAAAACATGCAGAAGGGCGTTGCCGACTTTCTCCTCTTCGTCTTTCGAGGGAGTTTCCTCGGGCATGTCTTCTGTATCATCCGGCGGTTCGGGCTCCTCAATAGGTTCAAGGTTGCGGTTCTCGCGCACTTCATTGGCCGTGAGAATCCCCGCCTTGACCAGCATGACATCGATCTCCGCTTGTTCTTTAGGTTCACCCTTGAGCGCCGGAACCTCGGAGTAGTTGCAACGGAGTCTTACCGATTCGTCAAACAGCCGTTGGATTAACTGTTGATTGAGACCAATCTCGATCTTCTTGGTAACTGGTTTGACGGTGTTGTTCCAGAAATCCTTGTCCTGGGCCAGGGCGTTCGCGTAATTCGCGTATTCCATGACTCCACCCCGGAAGGGCGGCAGACCGAAGACGCCGAAGATTTTCTCGCGGTTATGCTTGAGTAGATCGAGAAAGGCGATATCTTTGTGGACCTGATCGGGAGTTGACCATGCGCCGGCGAACATGTTTATCATGGGCCGGAAAAACATATCAGGATCACCCCTACGAGCCTCCCACTGCTCCAGTAGGGCGTCGTGCTGTATCTCGCTAAGATTCTCTTTTGGATTCCACGTCAGGTTGAGGACCGCTCCGTTCTTGAAGAAGTTCCGGTTGAACATATTGACGAGGTAGTCCATCTCGATCTCAAGGCGGACGGGTTCAATGCGCGGCACTCCCCACAGTGGATTTTCGGGGTTCTGATCTCTGACGTGGATAACGCGTTCTTTCGGATAGAACCGCTTGTCGCGTTCGTCATTCCCGAACCAGTAGCCCGTTAATCTGCCCCCTGGAATGGCCTGCTTGACATAGGGAGGCCGGGGATCACGCGGCCAGATTTCCACATTAGGATTCGGGCCGGTCATGCGCTCCATCGTCAGGATCGCGTTACCATCACCCAGATACGACTTGACGATGTTCTCAATAATCTCCTCCCAAGCCATGTCGGGGTTAGGCGCTTTGAGTATCTCATTGGCCGGATGCTCCCGGTCTTCAGTCTCGCGTTCAACTCCCCCGATGTTCTCCACGCTGACGATCTCCCAGTGCAGAGACATAATGGCATCGGTGATAGCGCGGATGGCTATGCTGACATTCGCATTGACTAAATGAGCCTGAAGGTTGTACTGGTCTTTCCAGGGCCGGTCGGCGACTTGAGCGTTCCAGCCATACTCGCGTCGAATCTCAGACGGTTTAACTTTATCTTGATGGGTCAGCCAGCGTTCGAGGGCGGCGCGGATTTGGGGGAAGGGCCAAATCATTTCAAGTACCACCACCACCAAACAGAGTCATGGAGAACGACGCCGGCCGTGTCGGCTACCGTGTCGATTGTGAAAATGACAAAGCGGAAATGTTCACCGAGAAGCGTATCGCCGATGAGGATAGGCCATTTGCGCGTGTAGTCTACTGTCGAGGCAGCGCCAAGTGCGCCTCCGGTAGAATCAACCTGTGTCCATACCCCAAAGCGCTCTACCTGAAACCGCACCCGCACACTGTCCATGAGACCGATCCCCAGGGTTGTGTTCGTGTCTGAATGGATGTGGATTCTGAATTGATAGGTGCTGAAGCCCTTGGTGTTGATCCAATTGGAATCAGGAAGAGTATCGTAGGACCAGGCCGAATCAGTTGCTGAGGATGTGGTAGTGTGAGTCCAAACCCTACTCCCCTTGCCAGCCTTGTAGACCCCTTCACCGCCGATTGCCGAGAGATTGATCGGAATAAGCAAGAACCCTGCCGAAATGATCGAGAGCAGGGCAATCAATAAACGTTTGCGCATAGCGTTCTCCTTTGCTATGCGCAGTCAACATCTTTCTGGCGTTTAACATATCAAATCTCGCAAAAACTTGTTAACATTCGTACGGATTGGCACGCCAGTTACCGACGATATAACATTCGTACGGTCAATAACCCCCTGACTGTATAATGTGATGTGGGTATGGGGAAGATTGGCGCGGTTGTTGCTATATGCGCCAGGAGCGCTTTTCGCGGACTGAATTGCTCATGCCGCTAATCAAAACGGCGACCGTCTCATAGACGTGGGCGTGGAAGAAGTGATCTACACCCTTCGTCCAGACAGGTCGACCGCCCGCGTCTATCGTGCGCACGGGCGTCATTAGCTGGCTTTTCAGTTCACCTTTGAGGTGGGACGCATAGTTGCGGGGCATCAGGCAGGTGCCGTTCTTGAGGCAGGCTATGAATACGTCACAGAGTTCCGTCCGGTTGACCTTGACCACCTGATGCTTGTTGTCTAGGACGTACTGATTCGTCACAGAGTCTTTTGAGACGTAGTAGCACATATAGGCGCCTTCACGTTGCTCAACAAAGGCCCGCGTTTCAGCGTAACCGCCGCCCTGCGCGTCGACTACGACGGTTGTCACGTGAAACTCATCGAGGATGCTGTTGACCTGTGGCCAGGATTGAAGGATGCCGATATACCGAGGGATTCTTTCTCCGTTCTGGAGCTCGGATATTCTGACGTGGAAGTTCTTGCCCTGGTCCACGCCCGCAACAAGATGGTGCAGTTCTGAAGGTTTCCAACCCTCAAGCGATTCCGGCCCTTTCCGCGAGGCCAGTTCAAGCAAGCCCTCGGTCACTTGCTCGTCGGCGTTCTCGTAGGTTTCTCCCAACCAGTTGTTGTGGAAGTTCTGGAGTTTGGACTGGTTGCCTTGAGCATCAAGGAATTTCTCCCACAGGTCTTGAATATCCGAGTCTGACTTGTAGACAAACAACCGACTAATAGCGTAGCCCGAAACCTTAGAGCCTGGATTGGCTTTCTTCCATTGGCCCGGCCCCGTTCGATCAAATGGCTTGTGGCAGGACTCACAGATTGGCCAGCCTCGGGGATCTCGTAACCTGAACCCGTATTCCCCATCGGATTCGACAAAATGCGTCAACCAAGTTAAGGTCTGTTCGTGACCACAAGGGCAACGGACAAACCACCTCTTAGCATCGGACTTTCTGAACTCAGCCGCTATACCCTTTGACTCGATTGTGGGGTTCCCGAACTT